AGGGAGATGCACATGTGCCAACACCAACTTTTAATATAACTCATGGGGTTGCGTGGCAAATTACTGAGACTGAGTGGATTATAAGAAAAGAACTTTCAGATGAAATGCTTGAGTTGCTAGAAAAGATCTTTAAGGAGACTAAAACGGAATAGGTTTTATTGTAATAAAATGCCAATCACTGAATTATATTAATTTTATTGTGTTTATTATTTTTCAACAATTTATATTAAAATTGATGAGTTGGCCAAATACTGCAGAATGACTGGCCAACTTCTGCCAGTTGGTACAAAATGTCAATTAATGCTCATAAGTTATCTGAAGGATCATTTTAATAATTCAGCATTTCATTCAATACTGGGTTAATATTATTAAAACATGTCTGAAATGAGTATCTAGTACATGCTTACTGTATTTATAGTTTTGGTTGCCTTGTTTGTTATAGCTTTAATGGTTAATACAAATATTGAAAGAAATAAGGCAGCAAGACTTCACCAACTTTCACTGAAGTCATCTGAGGCTTTGGCAATGGCATCTATGTATAAGATGAGACTTGCCGCCATGTCTCCTGAAGAGGCTTTTATTGAAACCTTAGCTGATGAAGAGCGTGAAAAATATTTGAGCCTTACAACGGTGCTTGAACGATTAAGCTTTACAGTTGATATTGCCGAAAACCGAATTAAAAAACAAAGTAATGCAATTCAGCAGCTCAACAAATCATTAAATGCATAAAATTAGGAAGTATGGATGTTATGGGTTTCTTAAGTAAATTATTTGGCACAAAGAAAGAGCCGACACCAACACCTTCGGATCAACAGCTCATTTGCAGAGTTGGACCTAATGCTACTGCGACGGCGGTAACCTCTTTGCAAACAACTTTGCCTCCTAATTATAAAGCGGTGACGTATGAGTCTCCATTTAGGAAAGGCGCTTTAAACGTTATGTTTGTCAAAGTTGAGAATGAAACTAATAAACAAGATTAGTTTTTAAATGTGAATAATTTTGCTCAAAATCAATTGATTTTATTAAAAATGAGCAAATATTTTCTCAAACAAAGCCCTCCTTAGAGGGCTTTTACACAAATGGCTACACTCACATTACTATTGATCGTATGAGCTGAACATCCGGAAAGCAGAATACACAGCAATAAAACTTTAAACATCTATCGGTACCATGTCGACAGTTTGTCCAGCGAGCTCATGATGACAATCTGATAAGAATTGAATCTTTCCATCAGTCAAAAACAAATGACAGCGACTCGCTGGGCAATGGTCATTAACAAGTAAAGAAGGTGTAAACGTTGGCTTATTTATATCGCCATTAAAACCCCAAGTACTGCCATTATGATGTGCACCTTCTTTCACATGAAATGGATGTAAATATTTACAACCCGGGCACTTAAACATATAGATGCCACTGCTCCAGTACTCAAGATAAGGAGTAAGCTCAGTTACTTTTTCTGCTTGAGTCATTTAAATCACCACTCTATTAGAAATCCAGCCATAGAAAAATTGTTCCTGTTTTGGATTATGTTCACAAATTTCAATATAGCGTTGACCTTGCATGATATTGAGCACGCGTACTAACACCTTCTCGCCGTCTTTCCCGCGTTTTGATAAATAAGTTTTTAAAGCACCCAGTGTAGCCGAGCCATAAACACCATCTACTTTCAAATCAGGCCAACCAGCTTTACCTTGATTATTGAGCAGGTTTAAAGCACGTTGTAAAAGAGGCTTTGCAAAGTTAGGCCCACAATTCACTCCTGTGTCTAACAATTCTTCAGCAACAGATGGACTAAGTGCATTTACCTGATCAAAACGCGGTTCCAACCAGTATTGTTTTTTATAAATACTTTTTGCAAATTCAAGCGGCAAATCTTTCATATTGCCATTCCAGCCATTTTCACGCGCAACAGCTTGTGTGATGCCATATTTAGTTGCACCACCACGGTCTGCCGGGTTATTTACGTATCCACCTTCACGCTTGATCAACTCTTCAAGATATTGTTCGATATTCATTTCGTTTTCCTTCAGTTATAAAAAAACCGCCCGTAGGCGGCATTTAGAGTTAAGTTAATTACTGCTCAGTTGATTCCTCAGTTTTATTTTTCTTTTCCTGGTCAGAGCTTCCGAAATAGAATCCACAGGCAGTTGTCATTGCCCCCGCAATGAAACCCAATGCTGTATTAATTAAATTGCTGTTCTCACGTGGCATATTCACAAAAAATAAAGCAATAACCAGTACGAACATTAACGCCACAAGTGCAAAAGCCAGATAAGCTCTAGTCTGTTCGCTTGTCATCTGAACCCCCTTCCAATCGTTTCTTAGTTAGCTCATATTGCTTCGTTTGTAGCTCGTGAATCTCATCCTTACGCTTATCATCTCTTTTTTTGAAATAGAGATTCGTCAGAAAGGTTGCGATACCGATTAAAATCGAAAAGACTACAGCCCAATCAATTTTGCCAATAACACCGATCAAGCTCCCTCCCACTACATAACCATAAGTGAATTTTGTTGCAGTCGCGGCAGCCGTGCTTGCAGCTGCTCCAACTACACTATTTGTCTGATCGTTCATGCATGCCATCCTCCAGATCGTAGGCAATAAAAAAGCACCCGAATTGGGTGCTGATAATTAAAGGTTTATTAATAGTTCGATACATCGATTAACATGTACATATGTCTACAATATCCATTGTAAACAGCACTAATATCTTGTGCGACTTGCACCTGATTTGAGGTATAAGTAATAGTATTGCCCTCAATAGCACAAACTGATGACATTGCTATGACATCTTGACCTTCAGGCGTCCACTCCGAATAAACAGTATTTACTCTATTTAAGGGAATACATGCATAAGACTTGCCAATCGGCAAATACTCGACCTGAGTATTGTAGTTTGAATTAAACATTGGTCGATAAGTATTGGGATCAATAAACATTTTTATGGGTTTCAAATACTCTGCACCACTGTAATAAACTACTTTACTTGATGCATCTAAACAGACTACACCAATACCATGTTCTGGAATACTGCTTCTAGGCAATCGACCAAAAACAAACACATCTAAATACTTAGATGAATTATTTAAATTGCTAACTGAATTAGCCACACCATCATAATTACTTGCTGAGCAAACAATAGAAAGCGTATTGGCTTTCATACTTAAATAAGCAGAAGGACAAACACAACTAATTGCAATAACAGGAAAATCTATCCCTGTTATATCTACTTCAAAAGTACGATAGTAATAGGTAATCCCAGGTTCAGATGTGAAGTTAAAACGTTGTTTTCTAATAAATGCAAGATTGAAATAGTCATCATCAATAGCATTTATGAAGTCATTCTTTACTAAGAAATAGTTATCCATCAATATTCACCAATATAAACTTCAAAATCAGTCCCTGCTTTTGGCTGCTCACTGGTCGCGATGTATTTAACCGTTACAACCTGCTTGTTAGAACTAAGACTTACTTCATAGTTAATTCCCAAAGGGGCATAGATTGGATCGACTGTAGTTGCTAATCCTTTTGGAATAAAAAACATCGTGCCATCAAGTGGCTTGTTAAGGTTTAATACTGCTGAAGTTTGTCCATTCTCGATTAGAACCTTCCCTAGTATTTTAGGGATCTTCACAGTTCCATCAAAAACAACTTCCCCTGATTCAGAATTTATTATCATTCCTGTGGGCATTTACCATCTCCCAATCCGTACACGCATAACATTGTTTTCGTCGTAAACTTCGATCCTCTCACCACTAATTACAGTCCTAGCACCATTTGGTTTTGATTGATCTGCCAATGAGGTAAAGGTACCAAGATTTGCACTAATAGCACTTAAACTATCTGCATAAATTTTGTTGGCGTTGATATAGCTAATAGACGCGCTGTCTAAGTACAAGCCAGCAGGAATGACTGTGCCGTTAGGCAAAGTCGTTGGGGTGGATTGATAAGTAAAAGCGTATTTTGGTGTAACAGCACTAGTGACATCAGAAGGTGCACCAATCGCAAACTTATTTGCTTGAATGATGAAGTCAACCGTTTTGCTATCATTTTCAATACCAACGCCACCAACCAGATTGCCAGATTGCAGCTTCAATGTTGCTCTTGCTTTCAGGCCATCAATTGATTGTTGTTGAGATTGAATTGAGGCTGTATTACCGCCTACTGTTGTTTGCAGAGTAGTAATACTTGAGGCCTGTGTAGAAACTTTCCCATCAATAACCGACACTTTTGAGTCAAGTGATGAAAGTGCTGAAGCTTCAGCTTTATTTGCAAGCCCATCACTTATGGCCTTAATGTCTTGTACCCAAGTACCCCATGTTGATGTACTTGTACTTCGGCGTTCGGCGGTCAGTTTCGAATCTGTGCCACGTGCAATTTGAATAATAGGTCCACCAGTAGCGTCGCTATAATAAACGTATGTTTCAAGCGAAACATATGTCCCCATTCCTGATAGACCGATTGTTGAGGCCTGTTTAAATTCACGAACAATCCGTTTCGGGTAATTTGACCAATACCACGATGGCGGTTGGTTGGTTGAGCGGGTATCTGTAACTTCAATATCTTTCAATATTCCAGTTACAGAGCTATTCAAGGAGGTAATGCTTGAACCTTGGCTAGTAATAGAGTTCTCAGCTGTCGTTACCCGGTTGGCTAGGTTTGTAAGTGCTGAACTATCTGCCTTCGTTGATAAAGTGCCATTAATGGTTGTGATGCTGTTGTTTAACTGGGTAATTGAATTACCTTGAGAAGTAATTTTACCTTCAGCAGTAGTCACCCGAGTGTCAAGTGAAGATAAAGCTTTCGCAGTAGCATCATTGGCAGCAATCGCGTCAGCATCCTCAATAATAAGGTAATCCAGATCTACTTCACCTGCTGCACTAGAGTAGTTCGCAAGGAATTGGACACTTATAAATGCCGTAGCATTTGGCAGTTGACGAGGATTATCTAAAGTCCAGCCTCCTGTAGCTGCTCCTGCTGCTCGACCTTTGACATATACCGTAACCTCTTGCCATGCATTAAGTGCAGGCGCTTGGTTTGTAACAAAATAGTTAGAAGAGCCAGCATCAGTGGTCACTGTATTGCTGGAATTAACATGTGAAACACCATCTTTTGCAATTCCAAACACCGCACAATAAATGGTTCCCGTTCCACTGACTCGACGGTATCTAGCACGGATGCGGTACGTTTTATTTTGATCAAAAGGAAGTTTGGCTTTTGATCTGGCGTTCACATGGTCGTTACCAGCATTATTACCAAATCGATAGACTTTTCCTCCAAGTGCAGATGTGTCATCAGCTCTCACAACTTCACCATTTTTGGTCCAGTAAATCCATTCACTATCTGGATCCACATCAATTGATGCAGACATGGTGATGCCATTTGAAGTGCTTTTTAAATTTGCTGTAAGGCTAGTGATTGAAGATGTATTTGCAGTAATCTTCCCTTCTGCATCTGTAACACGACTATCGAGATCTGAAACAGCAGAAGTATTGGCTTTAGTATTCAAAACGCCGTTGATACTGGTGATACTGTTGTTCAGTGAAGTAATACTATTCGTATGAGACGTAAGAGTATTACCTTGCTGTGTGACTGTGTTAGTGAGGTTGGTGATAGCAGAAGCGTTTGCGTTGCTATCAGGGATATAATCATAAGCGCTCGGAATCCAAGCATCAGTCGTGAGTACATCGCCCTTTACAAGCACCGCCCAATAAACCGTACCAACACTACCCTTGTCGGCTGTCGGACGGTTGAGCATGTAGAAGTGGATAATTGG